GCTTGAAGGGCACTTGCTATAAGCAAGCGTTAGCAATTAAGCTACTTCGGTCGGTTCGCGCTTTAAAAGGCACGAACCCACCCCAGATGATACTGCTGACTATCTGGTTTAATCCAGTCATCGGTATGTTCATCAACGCCAGAGGTCAAACCTCTGAACAGACGGTACCTACCGTCTTGCGGTTGGATAATATCCAACGGGCTACAGATAATGGTCTGTCCCTCCCAATACTGGAGATCGATGTTGAATCGAACTCTTTTCTTGTGACGGATGTTCCATGAAAGTGCTATATCAGCACCTTGACTATCTGTAGGCCACCCACGCCACCACAAAGCACCACCGGTTAAACCGGCTGGTAAGCCGAATCCTAGGTAGGATTCGACTTGCGCTTCGAGGTAATCGGCGAGGTAGCCATACCCATGCATTCTAGCTCTATTAGCTAGATCGATTGTTGCATAGGTATCCGACATACTGGTGAGGGTGAGGCATTGTAGGCGGGCGATATCTAATCGTTCACCACCATACGCATCCACACCACAGGACTCTCTATAGAGTCCTTCGCTAAACGTTTTGTTATAGTTAGGCTTAAAGCCTAAATACTCAAAACATTCACAAACGAACTTGCACGACTCACGTCGAACAAGCACGTCATCACCAAAAACAAATACCTCAGCCAGGTTGCTTCGAAGGAATTTCGAAGCGGAGCCTGAACCAAGATATTCGTATGTTACTCCTCTCTGTACGTACGTAGCCGCAGCGGCTACGCACCAGAACACAAGGGATTCGACTGGGAAACACATGGCACTCCCCATGGGAGCAAACATGTGTAACTTTACGATCTCCTTATTCTGTATTCTGACGTACATTGCTCTCGAAGCAGCTAGGAACCGTACATTACTCTTATTAAAGAGATATTGTATAAGTCCCCAACTGATTAGATCGCTAGCATCCTTTAGATCTATAGTCGCAAACTCTCGGGTCCGTGAGGACTCGAGGGCGAGACTACCATTCTGCTCTTGGTTATCGAATTTAATCGACGAGCTGGACTCCCCGTTGATAAGACGGTTAGTCTTTAGGATAGCAGAGGACTCTATAGCCTTATTCAACGCACGTAGCTGCCCTTGTTGAATCCACATCAACCCAACGGGTTGAGTGCAGATAACGCGAGGGCCACGCTTGTCTTTGGGTACTATAGCGAGTTTACACACACTATGTGTGTAACGCGCCTGCTGGTGGTCAAACCAGCAAGGAGTAGGAACGTTCCAATCAGACATCGGGTAAAACTTATCGCATAAGCGAGTAGTTGCCGAATCTAACTTGGACCACTTATCGTAACCTCGTTTGGCATCAGATACAGATCCTGGACCATGAGACGGCCGGATATTCCGGTAGTCAGCACGATCCATAATCATACCCGCCAATAAACGAGCTACTTTGAGTGTACGGCCCAAATCGGT